CTACTTGACCTTTTAATTTTTCGTATGAATTATTGAATCTAGCAATATCAAATTCAGTTTTTTTTTCTATTTGTACTGCTTCTGCTTCTGCTACTTTAGCATTACGTTCATTAACTGCTTGATTAAATTTTCCAATCTTGCCTTGTTGTTGAACTGTTGCTGCACCTATTGCGCCAACTACTGCTGCTTGCCATCCCATTAGAATAACCTCGCATACATATATTGATCTGAACCATCAAAACCAAATTTTCTCATCAAACCTTCTTCCTCTAATCCTAACCATTTAGCAAATTTTAAACCAGTTGTATAGTTTGCTCTTACAGCAGTTTGAACTCGATTGATATTATTTTCTTTAGCAATCCGTGCAAAATCTTTCTTTATTGCTTTCGCAACAACTATAGGATGATCTAAAGCATCTTTAGTTGCTAGTACCCAACCTTCTGCAACACCATCCCAAATAACTTTCATGCCTGCAGCAAAGATAGGTTTACCATCAATCATACCAGTAAATGCTAAATTTTCTTGTTCTAAATTCATTGCGTTACCATTAAACTCCATATCTTTATCCATTAACATATGATTCATTTGTTGCTTCATAATGTATTGACCATGTTGACCTTTATACTTTACAATATTGATTATTCTATCCATCGTTTGTTTGAAGTTTAGGATATAATGACAGTATCGTCAAAGGTAAAGGTTGTGTTTGTCTTACAAATATAAAACCATCTGTTTCATAGTTTCCTCTAAATTCTATTTCTTTATCACCTGTAAATACATTGATACCACTATCCATTGCGTTAGCTGAAGATCTAAAAGGTATTCGTTCCATGTTAGCTAGATCTGGACCAATCTCCACACCAATACTTTCATAAAGTCTAGCAGTAATTTCATATATTCTTTTTGTTTTAGATTGTGATGTACCATTCTGTGAGCCTGCATCTATTCTCATTGTTTGTAATAAAGATGTATAACTTAATCCAACTTTAACTTTACTTGCAGCTCTTTCTAAAGTTATTGATCCAGAACTGACAACCTTATCTGGATGCGTTGCACCATCTGCCAACACAGAAACTGTTTGACCTTCAAGATGAGCAAGACCAGAAATATTTGTAACTGCAGATCCATCGTAAGATAATTGTGAGTCTAAAAAATTAAATGATGTATCATCTGTTTCATCAAAATCATATTGATGAATATATTCTACATATCTTTTTGTAGCACCATTGATTGTTCTTTTTACAATTACCCATGTTTGATATTCTGAATCATCTGTAGGAATTGTGGCAACACTATCACAAACTGCTATACCACTTCCAAATGCTCCACCAAAAATATGTCTATGCCAAGCAACTACTTGTTGTTCTCTTTGATAAGTTAATCCAACTAACTGACCATCATTTCTTGCGCACCATATAACTTGATTAGGTTCTTGTTGATATGACAATTGTTTAAATCCACCTTCAGAAATATGTTCTGCAAGAATAGTCAAGTCTGGAGCAACATAACCATCAACATCAAAATTATAAGCTAGTTCTCTTAACTTTCTTCTTGCTCTTTGTAAAAATAATGTTGCGTTACCTACTGCTAAAGCATCTACGTTTGCTGCACCATTGTTAGATTGTTTTTTAATTAATATGTTTGTAGGTGTAATCGCAATATCAGTTCCACCACCACTAACTGCAAACTCACCCCCTGCAGTACCAATGATTAAAGTTCTTGTAGCTGTCATAAATCTAATTGCATTAACTTGGTTAGATGCAATCGTATAAATAATAGCATCATCATCAGCTACTGTGCCATGATAATTATCATCCATGTTTTCATAATCACCAGACTTAGAAAAAAATAATGTTTGTGGTTGAGATAAGGTTGCTGCAAATACTAATCTTTGTTCAAAAAAAGTTACGCAAGAAGGATGACCAGTAGTAGAACTAAAAGAACCTAATGCAAAATCTGTTGATGCTGAACCATTTGATATATCTGTTATTACTTCCATATCAACAACAGTTGATGATGTATATCCTGTTATTTTTACATGACCATCAAGCATATGAACTAATCTTCCAACATCAGTTGATAACCAACCTTGATTAGAATTAACCCCAGTAGTTGATGATAAAGTTAATGTACCTGTTTGACCTGCATTAGTATGTGATGCAGTTATAGTTGTTGTTTCAATATTGTGATCCATAAATGGACCATTCGTAAATTCAACACTTGTTAGTGTCCAGGATGTATGACCTGTTCTAGCTAATTTTTTTACGGGATGATTAGGGTGACATAAGTACATCACATCAGCAGATTGTGCATACTTAATATCAAATAGTTCTGCTTCTAAATAAGGTGATGCTATTTCATAAGCTGAACCACCAGATAATATTTGACCATTGTCTTTATAAAATCTTATGTATTGATCTCCAAACTCTAACATATAAGTTTGTGTTGTACTAAATTCAAAAGGAACCAATCTTGTTTCTTTAGAACTATCTTTTACTTCTGCTACAAACTGTGAACCAGATCTTCTTGCTGCACTTCCATGAGGAAACACAATCATGTTTTCTAAAGTCTTACATCCTGTAGGGTATTTTTGTAAATCGTTTCTACCATCAAGTCTTGGTGATAATTCTCCACCTGTGAAGTTCGTTAATTGAACAGCAACTCTAGCCATAGGTTAGTACCTTGCGTTTATAAAAGAAGAAGATCCAAGAACATCTGATTGACCATTATCTGGATTAGTATTTTGACCTTCTGTAGCATCTACAAATCTTGCTTCTCTTAATTTGTCTTGAAATAAATTATACATATTAGAAGCAGTAGGATTGGATGAGGTAACTGCATAAGCAATGTCTGCTGCTAGTGATGCAGAAATTGTTTCTCTTAATAATTCATCGTACTGATTAGCATCTGTAATTCTTGCAACATATTGAATTTTTACTGTGTCATGATTTGCTACAACTTTTCTACCTTCAACTTTAAAATCATAATCATAATTTAATATTCCAAGAACTCTCAAGCAATCAGAAGGTAGTGTAAACTGATAACTAAAACCCCATGAAGGAGTTTCTGTATCTCTTGCTAGTTCAACTCTTTTAATTAAACAGTTCCAGGGATGAGATCTAAATAAACTATCTCTAACTTGTGTATATCTTGCGTTGCAAAGTCTTGCGTTTTTTGAATCTTCTGTAAGTGATAATATTGTTGACGCACCTAGTTGATTTAATGCTCCATTACAAATGTCTACTACTGATGCCATACTACTTCCTTATAATATATTTGCGTCTGATTTGTCTATCTTTTTCTAACGCAAAGATTTCTTCTGTTGTTCTACCTTGTTTTGTATCAAAACCATAATGATTTTTACCATCATTCTTAAATCTATCTACTAAAACATATCTATAAACATGATCTCCTTTTTTAAAATGTAGAACAGTTTGTAGATCTTTAATTTGTTTCATGCACTCTAGGGGGTTTCCACTCTCGCTTCCACCCCCTAAAATTTATTTACTATGCTTCGTGAGCAAGTATTTCTACAACTTTAGCTTCTTCCATTCTAGTTGCACCGAATGCAGCAGAATAGTAAACTTGAGTTGCGTAACCTTTATCAGATCTTTCATCGATTCTAGCAGTAGAGTCTTTACCCATAGCTAATGCAACACCATCTTGTACGAAAGCGATACATTTTCTTTTGCTTGAAGCGATTGTTAGTCTGTTAGTTACACAGAAATCAAAACCTAAGAAAGTATTAACATCACCAGATGCTAACGCTTTTACTGTGTTGAAATCACTTGAAGTTACTTCAGTAGTTCCTAATAGATCTGTGATCTGTTTTGGAGATACGATGATGTATCTTTTTAGTGAAGGATCAACATCAGCTAGATCGATGATTTCTTTTGCTTGTCTTAATTTAGCAATAGTTAAACCAGCAGTTCCAGCTTCAGCAATCTTTTGGCTAGAAGGTAATGCAACAGCAGTACCACCAGCAACACCTGTGTCAGATGAACCAGTTGCAGCAGCGATGATAGCATCATCCATTGCTCTACCCATTGCATAAGCAGCAGCTTGTGCGTAGCTAGAAGTAGGATCTACTAACATTCTTACTTTATCTAGATCATCAACTAAGTCTGCGAACTCGTAGTCAACAAGTGAAACTCTTCTTCTTGAGTGAGGAGTATCTGCTTGTGGAGTGTCAGAGTGTCTAGTTGATCTTACTGTAGCAGTAACGCTTCCGATTTGATCGAAGAATGCGTTCTTACCAGTTACAGATTCTAATCTTACTTTATCTCTAAGAAGAGAACCTTTTTGTTGTGATAACATTTGTATGTTTGAACTGTATTGTTCTACAAATGCTTTTGTTATTTCAGTTGACATATTATGTCTCCTTTAATGTTAAGTTAATGTTAAAACAAAACAGAGACGTTATCAGAAATTCTGGCTTCTCTTGGATTTAAAGTCTTTTAGACTACAAGTCTATTCCTTGTTGTCAGTAAGGTTCGTGGAACTTGTCTTTCGAATTGTCTTACTTTTCTTAGGCGAATTTTCATTCGCCTTAGAAACCCATTTATAATATTCTTCGCAGATTGGCAAGGGATTAGATTTTTGATTCTCTGATCCACTCTCTACAACAATACGAAGTATTTCTAATCTTAGTTCTTGATTATCCATTAATCATTGTTCTCAAAGTAAATACTTGTTGCACTACCTTATCATGATCTGGATGTGCTTTATTCCAATATGGACCATCTCTATCATTAACAAGTTTGCTAATTTCGGCTTCATAATCTGTACCTCTATCAACATTCTCACTTTCTGTACTTACTAATTTATCTTCAGACATTAAGTTTGCAATACTTGCAAAACCTTTAATCACAGAAGGATGATCTCCAATACGAGTACCATCTTTTAATTCCATGTTAAGAATATCTTCACTCATGTTTGCTTTAGCAATGGCACCAGCTTTTTTAATATTCTCATCATAAGATCTACCCCACTCTTTACGAAGTTCTTGTTCTGCATTTGCTTGAGCAGTTTCAGTTTCTACTCTTGCTGCTTGAACAGATCCTTCCATAGAATTTTTATAGAACTCTAGAATACCTTGCGCTTGTTTATTATTTAAACCAAGTTGATGAGCATTCTCTGCAAATTGTTTTATTGCAGTTTCATCTAATGGAGCTGTTTCTGATTTTACTTCTAACTTGTATTTGTCTGCAGATTCTGGTCTGCCAAGTTTTCCATATACTTCATTCCATTGATCGTCTGTTGAGTTTTCATTTGGTACTGCAACTTTGTCTTGACCAATCATTCTAGTTGCGTTGATATAACTTTTAGCTAACGCATCTATTTCAGTAAATTTAGAAATGTTAGGATCGTTTCTAAACTCTTCCGAGATTGTTTCTTTCCAAGATTTAGCAACAGTTGAAGGTTGTTCAATTGCTTGAGGAGTGTCTGTAGTAGTTTGTGTTGTCTCTTCTACAGGCACATCAGTTTGTGTTATCTGTTCATTTGACATTTTTATTCTCCTTTTGTAGCATTTGTTTTATAAATAGAAGTACGCTACGTTGACCTTCCATATATGCACTCTCATGGCTATCACCTTTTATGTTAGTGGTAGAATGATAATGACATCTTTTTTCTAAGTCAGACAAAACCTCTTTGCCTTCGTCTGTATTAAAAATATATTGATAATTGTCTTTTAGTTTTTTAATTATGTTTTCCAACTGTTTATTTGTTTCCATATTATTCTGCGTCTGAATTAGCTACTGCTTGCGCTTCTTCTGGCAATGCTTTTGCTAATGGCGCTACTTTTCCCCCTGCTTCTGCTAGTTGTTGTACTTGTTGCATTTGTTGCATTTGTTCTTGTTGTTGTGCTGCTTGTTGTCTTTCGGCATTTAGTTCAGCTTGTGGCTTCAAAATTTTTTGAGGTACACCAACAATGCTAGTTAGATGTCTAACTAATTTATCCATATTGATATGATCGAATACTGGAGCAACATTTGATAAGCTACCCATAATTTCAATTGCTCTCATAATTGATTGTAGTTCAGTAGATTTTTGTGCTTTAGCAAGTGGCGATACATATTCAATTTCTATTTCTTGACCAGATAAAAAGTCTGGTGCTTGTGCAAATAAATTTCTTCTCATTAATATTGCAAAGGCTCTATCAATTAATGGTTTTAATAATTCAGATTGAAGTCTACCCAAAACCGGTCCAAGTAATCTCATCTTCTCTTCGTTACGTTGAATAACTTCTGTTGCTGTCATTTGTGGACCATCTTGCATCATAAGTTGATTAACATAAAAAGCATTTCTAATTGAGTTTCTTCTTTGCTCTTCCATGTTTAAACCTAGTGTATTGTTTGCACCAATGTTTAAAGGTTCAATTCTATCTCTAGTTCCTGCTCTGTAAAAATTTAAACCACCTGGTACTGTTCTTACAGGCAACATAAAACCATCATCTGGAACAAGTAAAGGTGGATCAACTTGTTTCTGCGCAGATTTGATTATAGTTTTTGACATTTCATTTAGCATCTTAACGTCTGGCAAAGCTGTCATTGCAGGAGATCTACCATAGATTTCGTGTGATGCTTTTAAGTATCTTGGTACTACAAAAGGAAACTCTCTAAAACCAGATACAGATAACTCGTCTCCACTATCTGCGTCTAAGTATACAGATTCAAACTTCATGTTTTCTTTGTCTTGTTTCTTAGGATTAAAATCTTCTCTAGGATAAACTGCATGAAGTATCTCTACTTCTTCATAAGGATCTTTCTTTGCTATAACTGCAATGTTAGTTGATACGCTACCAAACTTTTGTATTGCAGCTCTTGCAGATATTTTAAACTTTCTAAATACTGTATCAATTCTACCTTTATCATTTTCTGAAATATACATTTCATTAATGTGTCTTGTAGAAAATTTTATATTATCTTCATCATCTTCTTCGATAAACATTGCTGCCGTACCAAATGTAATTAGATCATGATACAGTTCAAATATTTCTTGTTGAAAGTTTGATTGATTGAATGCAGAGTACATAACTTCAGTAGCAGATTCCAACCATTCTTTTGCTTCATCCTCTCCTTCCATTCCTTCGCTTTTAAATTTTAAAGAGAACCAAGGTGTAGACGGATTTGTCAACATACCATGTAGTGATGCTGATAATAATTCTACTGATTGTAATGGTGAGCTATCAAAAATAAGTTCAGTTCTTTTGTCACCTTTAGATCTTGTTTTAGTTACATCAGCTTTTCTTGGTTGCATATAGTCTGCAACTTCTTGCCAATGACTTTCCCAATTTTGTCTTTGAGTTTTTAATCTATCAAATCTTGATAATAAAATTTTTGCTTTTTCTGATTGCGCCATACTATCTACCTAATAAACTTGGTTTGCCTAATGTCAAGCTACCAGTTGCACCAGTAACTCCTGTCATGATTGTTGGAGATCTTCCTTTAGCTTTTGCTTTTCTTTTTCTTAACAAGATTGGATCTTCAGCTTCTGTTGCTTTACTTTGAGAAACTTCTGCAGTAGTTGGTGCAGTTACTTCTGGAGCTTGCACTACTTGACCACTTGTTGTCATTTCACTACCACCATTATTACTTTGTGATATTGTTCTGCCATAAGCATCTACTTCACCTTTACTTCTTGCTTTTATATAATCTTCATAATTATTGTATTTGCTTTTATTTGCAGGTTTAACTTTTTCTTCAAAAAACTTTCTATTAACTTCTTCTCCTTTTGTTAGACCACCAATGATTGCTCCAGTTACTCCACCACCAGAAATAAAATCTACAACTTTATTTGTTTTTTTTGTGTAGCCAAACTTATCTCTTTTTACTTCTTTTACTTTTGATTTTTTATTTACAAAAGCGTCTGATCCACTGTTACCATTGCCACCAGATGAGCTATTAGATCCCATTACTTACCAAATGTTAAAGAAGATTTAGTTTCAGATTTAACTTCTGTTTTTACTTCTGACTTAACTTCTTGATTAATACCCACACCATTATCTAAGTCATCCATATTACTAACAACTTTTTTTGCTGCAGGTTTCTTTTTTGTAAATACTTTCTTAATTTTATCTAACATATTATTCTCCTAATAAAGTTTTAAGTTTGGTTTCTTCAGATTCTTGTAGACCAAGTGGTCCAGTAAGTATTGTAGACTTTCTGCCTTTTCTTTTTCTTTCAATAGCAGCTTGTTCTTTTGCCATTTTTGCTTCTTCTTCTGGTGAAAGTTCTGGTTCTGGAGCTTCAACAGGAGCCGGTGGTGGTGGCAACGCTGGCATTTTTGGTTTGAATATTGATCCCATAATTAAATAATCCTATAACTATTATCTGCTACACTTTGTGGCGCAGTTTGTCTAGTATTTAATTCTTGTAAACCCACTGCTAGATACCTCATCGCATCGCAAGCATGACTACTCCAATCATGCACAGGCTTTGATCTAAACATTCTTGACTTGTCTACATACTTCCTGTGGTAATGTCTTAACGCATCTATTAACTTTTTGCAATGGTCTGTATCAAACCAACATCTGTTGAGCAACATGGTTACTGCATGAATACCTTCTTCTACTGGTAGCTTCGGTACTACCTTAAACCTAACTCCTAACTGATACGCTATCTCTCTTCTGGTTTTGCCATTGCCAAACTCCTGTACATCAATGTCGTGTGGCGCATAGTGATCTTTGTAGATGTAAGGTTTTTCGTTTAGCATCTGAATATAGTGAGGTAAGCCATGACCTCTTTCTTCATGGTAATCTATTATCTGTACTGCCGTACCTTTCTGTTGAAAAAATATTATGCTACTGTGGTCTGCGACACCGAGATCCCAGGCAGTAGAGACAGGCAAAGTGGGATCGTAGGGAACTCTAGCTAATTGTTTTTTGTCATCTAGTTTTGCTATCTCTTCTCCGTATATGGCTCCTTCAATGTTGGCTATCCAATCACACTCAAATTCTTGTAGGTACTTCTTCTCACCCATAACTTCTTTTGCTTTGTCTAACTCTTCCTGGTCAACTATTTTTGTTTCACTTGCTTTAGCTTTGTAGTTAAACCAATCTTCTGCGCCATTGGCGTGTTGGTAGAGATCATAGAAGTTGTTGTTCATTCCTGCTGGAGTTCCAATAAAAACACAATAACCTTTTCTGTCAGAAAGAGCCGGTCTAATTATCTCTGCAAATAGTTTGCCGTCTATATTTGCGTACTCATCTATGACGCAGCCATCCAAGTATATACCTCTAAGACCATCCGAGTTCTCTGCACCTAGTAATGTTATCCTAGCACCATTAGGTAAATCTACTCTTAACTCTGTTTCATTGAACTTTGTTGATGGGATTTTATCAGTAAATTGTTTCATATAATCCCAGGCAATGCTTTTTGCCTGCTTAAATGTAGGAGCAATATATGCAAATCTTGGGTTCTTATGTGGACACATTAATGCAGATTTAATTAAGTGGTTGATCATGCATACTGTTTTACCGAACCTTCTGTGGCAAACTAGCACACTCCATCTATGATTGTTAATTTGTTTATGTAGAAATGCTTGATGTTTTCTTGGTGTATAAGGAATTTTAATATTCATTAGTGTATCATTTTTGATCTATCACTATAATCTATTGGTTGATAATCTACTCCTAGTGTTACCATTACATAGTTTATAAATAAATCTGCAGATTGTTTGTTAGGTATGCCAATAAACTTTACTGTTACTGAATTAGTTTTCTCATCTATAAAAGCAATACAATCAAAATCGTCTGTGTCTAGATAAGCCATATACCATATCTAGTGGATTTGAAAAAAAATAAAACAAAAAAGTGTTTCTGTATAACTGGCTAGGTGTCTGTGTGTCTGTGTGTATGGGTGTTGAAATTATCCATGTATATATATGTATAACATCGCCGGTAAAATCTGGGGTATAGGGGGTAGTTTAGAATGATAATAATGTGCAAGTAAATAGTAAAAAAGGATATATTTTAAATTATTAGTAGTGATAACAAAAATATATCGTTAACTATTTTATAAGGATTTTCTTATAACCTGGAATTATCGGAAATTTTTAGATCCGATTGTCATAATGCGTAAACAGAAAAAAGATTGCTTAATATTTGGATAGTGAATTAACTCTAATTTTAACTCTAATT